AATGAATTATTGTTGTATGATCTTGATTAAAGACTCGACTCATAGATGAGATACTAATGTTATAACTTTCATGTAATAAATTATAAAGAATACTTCTTGCTCTAACAACATCTCTAGTTCTACCTTTACTAAAAATGTCATGCTTACTCACTAAACATATTTTGCAAACTCTATCGATAACTTTATTTACAGTTTCCATGTTTGCACTTTTATATTGAACACCAATCTTTCTTTTTAAATTACTATCTACAATTGGTTTATTTTTCTGCAGGAGATCCGCAGCATAAAGAAATCCTTCCGAGAACCCTACCTCATATAATCTTTCTTCTTGGCTCGTAAGAAGGTAAAACGCTTTCTTAACTTTATATATAAAGTGATTGTTATTTAATTTTTTTATGTGCTTTTGATAGTGTTGACTTACGTTTATGGTCATAGATCCCCTACAGTTTGTTTACGTTTTTTTCAATTATAAAGTTAATGATTATCTAGTTCTCATTAACTCTTCTTTTGTCTGCTCGATTTTCCAAAGTAAAGCATAAGAATCTTTTTGATACTTATTTACTTTCTGTTTTGCTTCCAGATACTTCTCGTGTTTCTTCTGTTGTTGATCCTTCAGCTTCTGCAGACGCAATCGGATTTGTTCCATCATGCTCCTTTTTTACTTTTGTAAAATCAATTCTTAAATCATCGATCTTACATTCTACTAACTCACCATTATTTTTAGTGTTAGTAGCCTTCTCTACATCATCAAATAGTTCGATCATTTGAAACGAACAGTTGCCATTGATAATTCGCCTAAATTTTGTCATACTTTTTTACTTTTTTCAATCTTTTTTTCTATTAGAAAATCTATATACTGTTTAGCTTTTTTAAGATCTTCTACTCCATTTTTCAAGTTATGTCTCAAAACATATTTAATTATGTTTCCAGTACAGAAATCTAAATCATTAGCAATAATAAAGTCTATTGGCTCTATCTTATACTGAGTATAATGCGGTGGTTGTTTAATATTATCTGTCATAA